AGTATTAGCCATATTATGATATTCTTTGTATATACACTACTCCTGTAGAAGGTTGTATATTATTGTGACTTAATCCTTTACCACCAGTATTACCTTGAATAGTGCCTGAACCACCACCAAAAGAAATAGGTATATCTACTGAAGCATAATTAGAATAGAAACTACCAGATTGGTTAGCTGGTGCATGAGGTGTTCCAGGTTGAACCTGTGGACATAAAGTAGAGTTATCTCCTGGTCTACTAGAAGATATGTTACAAGTAACTACACCAATTAAAGTAGATAATATTATTGTACCATATATAGGAACAGAAGGAATTTCATTTATAGTCAATGTATGAGTAGGTTCTCCTATTTGCTGTCCAATAGTAGTTACAGACATTCCTGTAGCATTAGAAGGTAATGTGCCTCCCATATTAGTTAGTCCTACACCTATTTGACCCATCATATTAGTAGTGCCATTATTACCATTCATAATAGCCCATCCACACATATCTGTACCTGCTAATCCTAAACCAGTAGAATCAAACTTACCTGCTGTAACACCTACATAACCTACAAAACCCCCTATAGGAGTGAATCCTTTAAAGGCTATAGAAGCAGTAGCTCCACTTCCTGTTTTGATAACACTATCTGTACCAGTACAAGAAGTAATAGCATTAAGTAAGAAATTACCTATATTTGTGTTTAGATTATTATTAATGTTTGTAATACTGGTTGTTAAAGTAGATATATCACTTTCTGCTGTACATAATTCAAGAATCATTTCCTGAATTATAGCATTTAAAGGAGAACTTGAAGTTACCCCTGTTAAACAAGCTGTATTATAAGGACCACTAAGTAAAGCAGTTACTTCTGTTTGTAAAGTGGTAACATCTGTATATAGAGTACAAATTGCAGTATGATAGCAATTTAAAAGACAAGGTAAATCAGTGCAACTTCCACAACAAGATATACATCCTGCAAAAAGTGGGGCACAGCTTCCTGTAGTTAAATTAATATTAGGCATACTAATGCCTACTCCTGTAGAAAAATTAGTTAATACTTGAAGAACAGCAGCCTCTACATTATTTAAACTGTCCCCATAACAAATATTAAAAGCAGGAACACTTGTTCCTGTATATACTACACTTTGATCAGTAACACCTCCTGCACCAAAGTTAAGACAGTTTGCTGATGTACAACAATTATTCATAATTAACAAAAATTATTAGTTAACTTCTGTATATTAGAAGTTATGTATATTAAAAAAGTTTCATTACTACAATCCTCTAAACAATTACAACCTAATAGTTTATCCAAAAGTATTTCTTTATACTCACATAATGTTTCATAAACATCCATGTTCATACTTTCTGTAAAACCATAAGCCTTATTATTATATTGTCTAATAGCCATCTGTAAGATTTTATTATCTATATCAGATAGGATATTATTCAATCCATCATTATTAAGATTATTGTTTGTTAATCTTGGTTTGATTAGGAACATTAGTAGTAGTTTTTATTTCATTTTGTTTAGCTTGGTAACAAGCAGGACACATACCTTGTATCATTTGACAAGTTTGCAAATGAGTATTACAGGAACTATTTCCGCATTTTCTAGTTGCGCACATATGATTTATTTTTATTATATTATTAATTAATTAATAGTAACTTTTAGCAACCACATCCTATAAGACCTCCTATAGAACCATAACCATATCCTGCTCCTGAATTACAATTACTTTTCCAGTTTATGCTTTTAAATTTGCAACATAGGTTATTTAATATATAAAGAGCTTTATTATATAAATCATTAGATAATACATAGTTATTATTATTACAAGCTACTACACTACCGTCAATATATAATTTAGCTCTTTTTAGTTCCTCTAAAAACTTATGACCTGTAGTATCATGACATGAATACTCCACATTAAGTTTAAGGAACATATGTTCATATTTACATTTGATTGTATCTATCTTTATAAATTTCTGGTTTATACTAGCAGTTACATTATTAGTAGTAACTACAGAATAAATAACATCATATATACCATCAGGCAAAGCAGTACAACCTGTATCACTACAAGTTATTCCTAGGTCTACACATTTATAAACATTCACCATAAGAGGACTAAATGGTACATTAATAGTATCATATCCTGGAGGAGTAATCTGCATAGCAAGGGTAGTAGAATCTGGTAATACAGCATATGTACTACTATCTGCTATTGCTATACAAGAACTATCTCTTTGATCTTGTAATTGTAAAGATAAAATTGGTAAAGTTTCAGTTAACATAATTCTTTATTTTTAATTTTTCTCTTTAATGAAGTTAAAGGAATATTTAATTTTATAGAGGCTTCTAGATAAGAATTATAATTAATTTTATTAATTACTACTTGTATAGCATTATAAGCTTTACTACCTTTCCTACTAGGAGGAATAATACCATTCTTTTTATGGGAAATACTTAGGTTAGTACAATGTTCTTTTGTTAATTTTTTTCCTAATCTAGATTCAATTACTTTTATTTTTGAAGTATTAATATGCATTGGATTTATGGTTCTCCACTTTTCATTACAAGTATCACCCCCATCTGTACTATTAACTAAACTAAAACCCCAAGATTTATATAATGCAATATAATATATTTCCCAAAATTTCCATTCTTCATAAACTACTTCATCTTCTATTACTAGAATAGGATATTTATTTATTTTTAATAAAGAATTAATCCAAGCTTTTTTATGAGTAGTTGTATTATTTTTAGATTCTCCAATATGTTTTTTTAACCTTATTATAGGATTATTTGATTTACCAATATATCTAACTTCATTAGTTATTGGGTCTATTAAACTATAAATAAAAGTTGTCATATAAGTTTGCCAGTTTCAAAGTAAGTATACTCTTTAATACGTCTATTTAATAATCCTTGATTAACTTCTTGATTTGCCCTATCCCAAGCTAACCATCTTGTTTTTAAATCTCCACTTAATATATTTTGATTTATATCTATAAGAACATGAGAATTATCAAATCCAGAATCTCCTATATTATAAACTAATGAAGCTAGTGCATCTATTTCATATTGTGTTAAATTAACAGTAATATGTTTCTGAAAATCAGGAAGTATTACATTATTTAAATGACACACTAACATTTGTAAACCTTGCTCTTTTGTCACAGGAGCATCTTTCATTGTTACTTTAGTACCATCACAATAATGAGTACTTCCATAAGCTATTGTTATAGGTTCTGCATGTGTAGCAGGGTCTACATAGGGTTTACTTTCAAAGCCCTCAAAGTTACTAATTAAATTGGCTGCTTGTATAGAAAATTGTATATTATTCATGTATTATAATGAAAAAGCAGAGTATAGGGTTAGTTTCCCCATACCCTGCTTAGGTTTTAAATATTATTTAATATTAACTCTTATTATGGAGTTACATTAGTAGTTGTAGTAGTTGTAGTAGATGATGTAGTATAAGTAGTTGTAGTACTTGGTGTTGCTATATCATTGTCAGCAGGTCCAAACATTGCTGTAAGAATTGCTACCATATTAGTCTCACCACTATCTCCTTGAGGAAAAGCTAGTATAACAGTTTCATCTATTTGTACTGCTGCATTCCATCCTTCGTTTCCTGGTCTATAAAATTTAAGATAGTAACAATCATATGCAAGAGCAGAGTCTACATAAGAAAGAAACTCACCATTATAGTTAGGATTACTAAAGATTGACTTGTAATCAGCCTGATTATACCAATTATCTTTTTCCATTTGCTGAATTTCAGCAGGAGTAAGTTGTGGATAAGAAGCTTTCTGTATAATACTAATAGTAGATACAGTATTACAATAATCATCTACTTCGTAATCTGTAGTCAATTCTGGACCAGTTCTCATGAATGTTCTAAACCACATCCTATCAAATTGATAAGGGAAGTTAGTAAGATCACAAGAAGAACCATACTGTTGCAAAGTCAAACCCTGTATATAAATAACAGTAGAAGCACCAGTACCATCTACACCTGCCGTAACAAAGTTAGACAAAATCTCATCATTGTTTATTGCTTCTGCAAGAAGTTCCATAGTCAACTGAAGATCAGAAGCCTGTAAAGTATCACAAGGATTGCTACCACAGTTGCAACATGGAGTTGTAACCAAGACTGATCTAGTAAGACCGTTAAAATAAGCAGTATCAATATAGAAAGAGTGAAGCCTCAAAGTTATTGTAACATCCTCATTACAACCTACATTCAAGTTAGAAATAGTTGTAACCTGAGTATTCTGCTCCAATGAACCTGTTACCTTATACCAGCTAATCAAATTCTTTGGGAGAATATGATCTGATTTCTTTGTACCTTCTATAGGAGAGTAGATGTTCCTACCCTGGGCAAAGTAGATATACTTAGCTGTACCTACATTAGCAACAGTAGCAGCAGTATTATCTGGAAGAAATACACCAACCTGACCTGAAGTAAGGGAAGCAGAAGTATTAGAACCTGTAGGCAAAGTGTTCCCTGTGGGAACAACATACATTGTGGTTAATGAAAAATCCATGTTATTTTATTTATTGTTTTTAATAATTTATTAGAAAAATTTTAATTTACTTATTCACTTTCTTTTTCTCCATTTTCAGAGTTCTGAACATTTGCCTGATCTCCTATAGATCTAGAAATTTCTTTTATAGTCATTTCTAGTAATTCATTTTTTAGATAACCATCTAATTCACAATCCACATCTGTAGAAGCTTCTCCATTTAAATGTTGATAACCTGCTATATCCATTTCTTTAGGGTATCTTAAATAAGATAAATATAAAGAATTGATTTCAAATGTTTTTTTTAAATCAGGGTAAACATAAAACTTATTGTTAGATATTGTACCTAAACTTTCTTGATGTTCAAAAGAAGGTGTCCAGTGTGGAGATTTTAATTTAGTTTGTATATCACCATGTTTGACTAACTCTATTACATCTAATGTTCTATTTTTACAATTATTTCTAGTTCCTAAAATATAAGCATCTAATGGTAAAAAATAAGGTTGTGAAGTAGTAGTTAAATCTGCATTAGAACTATTAAATAAATCTCCTACTGTAGTAGTAACTTCTAATTGTTCAAATGGTACTACCAGTACTTCTAGGTCTTGGTATCTTTTTTTAAAAGAATCTAAACCCATTTGGTAGTTATTGTTTAGTCCTATTTTTTTAAGAACTAATTTTATTTGATTCCTATTTAAATAAAGTATCTTATCTTCATCAGGAATAAATTGTCCCTGTAGATTTGCTACTTTATTTAACTTTTGATCAATTTCGTAAAGTAAATCAATTATTGGAATCATTTTATACTATTTTAGCTTATAGACTCTCTAAGCTTCTTTTTATCATTCACTTTAATTTCAAGAGCCATATACTTGCTTTGACTTTCTGCTTTTGTAGAAGACAATTCTTTTAACAAAAGATCTTCTGAAGAAGAAACCATAGCCTGACCTTCATATATAATTCCTGAATTATCCTTACGATATACTCTCAATCTAAGAGCATCTTTTATCAGTGCCTTTGTAGTTATAAGAGAATCACTCAAACCAGCTATGTTATTAAACAAAGTTACTGATCTCTGACCCTTAAACTCACCATTCTTTATTTCTCCACTATTTATAAAAGTATAGAGCTGATTAAATACTATTTCTTCCTTATCTCTATCTGATACTGGCAATCCTAGCAAGGTGGCTACCTTAAATCTCCTTTCAATACTCATATTATCCAATTCCTTCTGAGCTGTAACCTTAGCCTTATTTTCATTGTATATTGCTGAAGCTTCTTCTTCAGGATTAGAAACATAAAACTGTACAGTAGATTTACACAAACTTTTCTTATATCTATCTAAAGAAGATGCTATAAGATCTGTATTCTGTACTACCCACCAGAATTCTATTTCTTTCAGGGGATTTGCAAAGTTAAATACATTTTCACCATCGAAAAGTCTAACTCTATTAGCTACTTCATGTGTACCATATTTAGGTCCATAAATACCTGCATAGTATTCTGATTTAGGTCCTAGACCTGTTGTATCAGGATGTGCTGGATCATGTATCATACCAGTAGCTTCTTCAAGTCTTTGTCTCCTAGATCTAATCTTTTCTTTCTCAGCTTCTCTATCTTCTTTCAAAGGTATCAAACTAATGTAAGTAGCATTTTCATCTAGTCCCGTCAAAAACTTACCACTAGAAACATCTTTTAGTGGAGGGAAACCAACTCCTGTTCCAGGATGCCTATTCCAACCTTTTTCTGCTAAAGCATTTCTTGTACTCATTTCTCCATTTTTTACCTCAACTGGTAATGGAAGTATCTTTGCTATTTTTGCCATAATGTAGTTAAATTTTAAATATTTTTGTGTATCTTCTCTTTTAAAAAATAATGGTGGGGAAAGAATAAAGGAAAGAAGTAGAAACTTTCCCCACCGAATTTTATTATTAGAACTGTGGAACCTGTTCTATCAGTGCTGTTCTTGTTGGATCTTCCATGAACACGTCATATCTATCCTTCATCCAGATTGTATAACCTGGGAACATATTTGCGGATTGCATACCCTTAGATGCGTAGTGACCTAAGTGAGAATAAGTACCATCTACATAACCCCAAGTCATTGAAGGAGAACCTTGATGCCTTACTTCTCTTACGTTGTCTGACAATGATGTACCATCCTTCATTGGGGATACGTCAAACACCATAAAGATAGGAGTTGATTTCTTATTTCTACCAAACTCTGAGTTTGTCTGTGGAAGATCAAGCTCCATCAAGTGAGATAGTGTTATTTCACCAGTATCTGATGTAACCATGCTATCAAAAGCCCAGTTAATTACCATATGCTGACCAGAACCCTGTATAAACTTATCGTTTACACCCGCTACTATCGTAAGACCTGCTTTTAACAAATCATCCTTAGCTGCTGTTCTGAATACTTCCATACCAGCTTCATTTGTAAACATATGTACTTTTCTGGACTTCATATCCACTCTCCTATAGAAGAGATCACCAAATACGTTTCTTATAATATTTATAGAGAACTGACCATCATTATATTGTTCGAGATTACCATATTTCCTCATTCTAGGATATACACCCATAGAAAGTTTCTTAAGATCTTGAAGTCCTGATCCTGAATAACTTGAACCACCTTGTGCCCAAATCATTTTTTCAGCCTTCATCTCCAACATCTCTTTTCTCATCATTGCTTCAATGAATGGTTCCCAAGCTGCAAGAGCATAGTGAGTACCAGTTTCATTTCTCATTCTCTTATGATAAGTGATTATATCCAGAGGACCATGAGAATCCATTTCCAGAGAAACCCCTTTCAAAGATCTTGTATCAGCCCAATCAGTTACAGTATGTTGTTTACCATTACCTGAACCAAGAGATTCATACAAAGTGATTTCATCACCCAAAGAACCAAGACCAGAGAACTTATCATCAAACTCGCCTATTGCATTATAAAGAATATGATATTCCTTACCTTCCTGTAACCACTGAGTATCTACTGAAGTAGTAGTAGGATTCAGTGTTACCAACTGTAACGTATAAAGCCAAGCTCTACCATAAGGCTGAGGATCTTCTTTAACAATAAATTGCTGACCGTACATCTTGTGTGCAGTAATTATATCATTGATATAGAATTCCTTCTTATCAAATACTACTGTAAATGTTTGCTGATCTATACCTATACTAGTACTAGTCAAAGTAGCATCAGGAACCTCTACTATTACAGGGAACTGATAAGGTACGTGTACTTTCCATTTCCAATAATCAGAGTTCTTATCAATGTAATAAGGCTTAGACTTATTAACCATCTGCAAAAAGTCATTTGCATAAAGTGAAGTCTGCGTATAAAGAGATATAATCTTTTTATCATAGTCAGCAGGTTCACTCATATGTAACTGCGAAATATGGTTTGCATCTGTTAATTTGCCTATAGTCCTCTTATTCATTGAGGAATATCTAGATGCGATAAAACCACTGGAATATCCAGGTATTTGATTCAATGCCATTGTTTATATGTTTTTTATTAAAATTATTATAATACTTATTTAAATATTAAAGCTCACTGAAAAAATTACTTTCTTTATTTGGAGATTTCTTAGAAGTTTCAGTTAATTGTCCCTTAGTACTATATTTAAAGTACTCTTGTTTTGCTTTAGATTCTGTAGATTTAACCACATTACCTAAATTTAACTTAACAGGCTGCCCAGGTTTAAAATCTATAAGAAGACCAAGCATAGCCTTTACTTCATGATTAGCTGGTTTATTTAATTCCAACATTGCATAATCCCAATCAGTGATCAGTTGTCCATCAGGCAACTTCCAATTCTTATCTTCCAGCATATGAAGTGCCCTTGTAGCACTTTCTTTAGTAACAGGTATACCATTAAAATCTTTAGCTTTAACCTTTGAAGTAAAGATTGATCTAAGATTAGTTTTATACTGTTCTTCAGCAGCTTGCTTTTGTTCTAGTTTTACCTTAGCATCAGAAGCCATTTTCTGAGCTTCTTGTTCTTCAGTCCTTACTAATGCCTTATGGTATCTAATAGAATCACTTTCTAATTCACTATTTAATTTTAGTGATTTAACTTTATCATCTATATCTTTTTCTTCCCATCCTTGTTTTCTTAAAGCAGTTTTAACTACTTTAACCTGATTATCTTCATCTGTAAGATCCATATCTTTAAAAGATTGAATCTGTTCAAACTTAGCTAAATATTCTCTAGGAGAAGCACCATCTACAAAGATTGCATCAAAAGCTTCAGCATATTCATCACCATACTTATTTACAAAATTAGCAAGCAATTCTTCTGCACCTTTTTCTTTTTCAGCTTGCCACTTAGCTACAAACTCTTCTTGAGTTTTAGGAAGAGGCTCATCTTCTGATTCTCTGGAAAATATATTTAAATCTACTAGGTCCTTTGAAAGTTCCTCTAAATAAGATAAATCCTTATCTTCATTAGTATTTTCTTTCTTTGCAGAAGTTTTGTCTTTACTAGGATTAGGATTATCTAAATCATTTTCAGGATCTAAAAAATCATTATCTATTTGTTTCCTAGCTTCTTCTTCCTCTTTCTTTGTTTTTTCAGCCAAAGCTTTAGCAGCTTTTTCTTGTTCTGTATCAGCTTTACCAGCCTCAGCAGCTTTTTGCTTATCTTCTAAAGAAGCAGGAGTAAGATCATTAGATGATGTATTTGGTCCGAAAGTATTATCTATTTCCAGTTGTTCAATATTATCATCTATAGTACTAAATATATTATCCGTATCTTGATTGTTCATATGTAGTTATTATTAGTTTTTCCTTTAATGTTACACAAATGTAATAACTATATTTGATATAATCATCACAGTCTAAATGTTTATTGTTTTTTCTATGTCATTAACCTAATTCTAAGTCTTCATTATCTGTATACTCCTCCTCACAAGCTAGTTTATAAAATCTTTCATAAAAAGAATCAAAATTTTCATTTATAGTAAGATCATCTATATCCATATAAAAACAAATAGTAGTTTCAGCATCATTCAAAGGACTTTCATGAGCTTTTCTAATATCTTCAGTTCTTATTACTGAAGAAACATATTTAAAATTTTTATGTGCTTCTACTTTTAATAACATATTAATTTTTATTATTAGGTTTAGATTTAGCTATTTTAAGTTTCTCTTTCTCTATTTGATTCCTAGATTCAATATTTTTTTCCTCTAAGTTTAATTTTCTTTCTTTTTGTTGTCTTTCAAAATTATCCTTATTATCTTGTTGTTCTAGTTTCTTTTTTTGTATTTCTAAATTTATACTATCTAAATCTCTTTTTCTAATAGCCTCTTGTTCTTTCAAATTATGACCTAGTATATCTAGCATATCAGGAGCAGAGGAAGAAAGATTTTCTTTAGAAATTTGTATAGCTTCTTTTATTCTTTCTATAGTCATAGCAACATTAGCTTTTGTATCTATTTCATACATTTTAAGCTGTACATTATCTTGATGTTCTTTTTCTCTGAAAGCTACATCAGCTTGATCTTTTTGTTGTTGTGCTTGAGCAGCTTGCTGTTCTCCTTGTTGTTTCTGTTGTACTAACTTTTCATTTTCTTCTTTAATTTTCTTAAGACCATCCAGTTTTTGTCTAATAGAGTTTTGAAGATAAAGAGAAGCTACATCATAGCTAGAAGTACCATTCTGTAACATACCCTGAGTAAGTTCGTCAAGTTTATTATAGAATCTTTGATCCTCTGCTCTAGAAGTAATAAATAATTTAATATCTCTATTTTTAAGTTGTTCCTGAGTTTGTATCTGACAAAACATATTACCGCCAGTACTATCAATATAACTAATGGTACTTTCAGGTTTTTTACATTCTAAATATTGAGCTACATCTATAATAGCTTGAAGTGCTTGATTTTCAACATATTCCTGCTGAACAAAATAAGGTTCTGTTTGTGCATAAGATTGTGTCATGGCTGTATTAGTACCAGTAGCTGTTTCACTAGCTTGTACTTGTCCTAATCTTTGTTCTGATAATCCTACAAGTTTCCAGCACTCTGCTCTACACATTAATGCTAAATTCATTCTAGCACTAATTACATCACTCATACTCATATCCTGAACAGTAAACTGATTGAAAGAAGAACCACCATTAGTGTTTTCAGGAGAATCATCTATAAAACAAATGCCCTCTTCTTCCATCTTTCTCAACCATACTGCTTCAGAATCTTTATAATCTATACCTTTAAGTAAAGGAATAAATCTCTTATTAAATACAAGTACCTTACCTTTTTCCTTCTCAAGATACCTATAAACCTGATTCATACAAACATTATAAATTGTTTGCCAAGGTTTCATAAGATCTACAAGAGATACAGATATTGTATTCTTTATTTCATGTAACACACCAATGATAGGACAATAATCTAATATTTCTAAAGGAGATACATGATAAATATCATCTCCTATTTTTACTCCCTTATACCATTGATTTACCCAACCCCATTCAATACTTATTTCCCTAGGATGTGTTCCTGGTTTATAATTATCATCAACTATATCAGATTGTTCTATACCATTTTTATCTATATAAGTAAGTAAGCCTTGTTTTCTTTTTGATTTCCAATAAGAAGTTGTTACTACAAACCTATTACCAAAAGTACCTACAGAAGGAGCAGCATTACCTAAGAACCCATCTAATGACTGTTGGTTTTCAGATTGTATCATTGCTTCCATCTTTGTTCTCTCTTCAAGAATAAGAGGATCATAAGCATTATACTTAATACTGTCTATACCCTTACCACCATTATTAGGACTAAATAAATTAGATTCTCTTGAATAAGGGAAAAATGCCATCATAGCATATTTTCTTAAATGATCTATTTCATTTTCAGGTAAATCAAACTTGTCTAATATTTCAGACAACTCCATGATTTCTATTATACCTGCTGCATAAGCATCTCTAGTATATTTTTTATCAGGGGTTGTTAACCACCAAGTATACTTAGGATTTAAACAGTCAACAGTAAAACCTGTTTTAGTTTTATTTTCATAGATATGATAAAATTGCCTATTACAAATAAGCATATCTCTAAAACCTTCTTCAAAAATCTCTTTAAGATTGAATTCAGTTTTAAGAGCAGTTAACATATTAGCAGCCCATTTTTCTGCTTCTGAAGAATAAGAACTCATAGCTTCTTTGATATAATCCTGAGTAAGTTCTTCAGCTTGTTTATTAAATTCTTCTACGTTAGAAGTATCAACTCCCTGAGCTAATAGTTTCTTTTTTATAATAGAACTAGCTTGTTGATATACTAACCTATTTTTAACATCTGTATAATACTTTTCTTCTTCAGATTGTGATAAAGAATCTACACACTTAGGTCTAGATATATCAGGTCTTTTAGATTTTTCACCAACTAAGTCATTAATAGGAGGAGTCATTATCTGGTAACACTGGACATAAGCAGGTAGATCAGCATCCTGTATTAACTGATCCATCATAGACATTACAGGACCTTCCTGATAGAAGTCTTCTGATGTTAATATGTTTTTAAGTAATTCGTAATTTCTTACTATTCTTTTTCTTTGATAATTATATTGAGCTAGTCCTACAGTATAGAAATAATCCATATTAATCTTTTGCCAAACAGGAGAAGATTTTGTATCTTCTTTTACATTCTGTTTAGGCATAGGAATTACATTACCATAATCATCTTGTATTTGTCTATGATCATTGAGAACTATATTCTTTTGTAAAGCTTCAGAATAGTATTTACCCTCATCAATAAATTGATCAGGATATAAATTAAGCATCACTTCATAAGGTGCTTTGTATTCTGGTATGTTACGAATTATTGCCATATTATTATTTGAATAATTTTTTCATTCTTATTTCAGAACCCATTCTATTTATAGGTTTAAAAGTCTGTCTCCTTATACTTAATTTTTTACCATAATCTTTAGGAGCAGCAAATCTAGGATCTTCGTTTTCTACGGATATTTTTAACTTTTGTGCATCTAGTTTTCTAGCAGCAGTGATTGCTAAACTAGCTGCTATTTCTCTATCAAAGTTACCATCCTTATTCCACTTTATAATTTCTTCTAATAAAGTAGGATCATTTATTTTACTAACTCCTAATACTTTTCTAGTTTCTGTTAAACCAGGAACAGGAATAGAAGTAAAAACTTCTTCCATGTATTGTTTAAGATTAGTTCTTAGTAATTCTTTTATTTTAGGAGCTGCACTACTTACTCCTTTACTTCTTGATAAAGTACTGGAATTAGGCACTTCTATTCTAACCCATTCAGGAGTGTCCATTAAATAATGTCCTTCTCCTTTAGCTATCATATAATCAATAAAAGACATTTCATCATTTTCACATAATGTTATTGCATTATAATATTTGATAAGAAGTCTTGCATTATTATTCCAACTTTCTTTACTATCAGGTCTACCAACATACCAAGCTACAAGCATATCCTGAAATGAATCATTCAATACATCATAAGCTCTTTTAAAGATATACACTGCTCCTAAAGAATCTGAATTAGCTGCTTTTTCAAATCTATATGGGTCAACTCCTGCTACATACAAACCCCAAGGAGTTATAGTAGGATGTTCTATAATTACTATAGGAGTATTTTTATTTTCAGTTTGTATACATGGGTAAGAAGATATAGGACATTTGCTACTAGGCTTGTGAATAATTTTAACATCTTCTACTTGTATAGAAGAATTACTATTATGAGTAACTTGTGCTTCTTCTAGTTCTACCCACATACCTATTTTTAATCCTGGAAATTTTCTTTCTAACTCATCTTTTTGTTTCTGAGCTATATCACCATTATAAAAATTCTCTGAAGAAGAAAGAAAGCATTCTTTAGGAGTTAAAGGAAAATACATAATCAGTTTTAAATATTCTGTCTGATCAGGGTCTCCTGCCTTTAATCTTCTTTCTTCTTTTATTTTTGCTAATGCCTTTTCTTTATCAGATACTAAAATAGGTATTTGACTTAATTCTGGATAATATCCTTCTGGAAGTTTTCCTTCTCCTATTAAGTATTCAGCTAAATTAGTTTGGTATTTACAATCTGTTCTAAATAGACCAGACATAAATAAACCAGTTCTTTCACCAGTTTCTTGATTTACAAAAGGTAAAAAGTTATTTGCTTCAGGGTGATAAAATAACCTTTCAGCATCATCTCCTTTTTCAAATGCACCACCTGTACCAACAAGTATAGGAATAGCTCTCCAACCATATTTAGACATAAAGGCTGGTTTTGCAGCCTCTAATGCTTGAGAGAAAGGAGCCTTTCCTATTTCATCCATTATGAATGATTTAGCAGAAAGACCTGCTGGACCTTCTGTGTTCTGACCTTCTGCTATATTTCTTATTATTATGTGAGACCATATAATATCTTCACCATCAGTAGCTTTGTAACCTAAACTTATAGATTTAGCCCTCTTGTCTTTAGTAAGTCTAGGTATTCTCATACCATCCCATACTTTACTAAGACCATAATTAAGCCTTAATTTCAAATTATCCAAATCATCTTCACTACCACTTACAACTGCATTTTGACTCTTCTTAAAAAGAGTAGCATTATAAGCAATAAAAGAAGATTCGATTGTTGAATTATGGGTAATAGTATAATTATCTGTTAAGAATAAATGAGAACTATTGTCTACCATTATACAAGTAGCCTCACCATCAAATACATATTCAATATTAGTTATTGCTGTATTTTCTAAATATTTAGGATTTCTTTTTATATTATTTAATTTCCTACTTAATTTAAAAATAGGTTTACTAGTATATAAAATAAATCTAGTTGTATCTTTACAATCTATTTTTATTCCGTTTTTTTTATATGAAGTTTTTTTATTTTTTTTAGATAAGTTAATACCCAAACTTCTACAAAGTTTATAGAAACCATCAGCTAATGCAGGTATAGAAGAACTAAATTCAATCTTTCCTTCTTTAGAACATGATCCATCAGAGTCCATTAATCCCCTAAGTAATTCCATTCTTTGTTCAATAGAACAATATTGGTATATATCTGGAATTTTTTTATTATTGTATAATCCAGATTCTTTTAAATAATTATGAAATATGTTTCTTCTATAATCATGTCCTCCTACTATACCAGAAGTAATACCATAAGTAATACTACCCTCTGTATTTGATACCTGTAACCCAATACTATATGCATAAGACTTAATACTATCTATTATCTCATCATCTATATTAGTAATTCTTACATCCGAACTACTACCATCTCCTAACCATAGTCCTAAGATATAAGGATCAATAGGAAGAAGTTTTTCATCATATTGAATTGCTTTATTATTAGGGATAGAGTATTTAAATTCATATGGATTTTTTCTAGTTTTAGTCCAGTCTAATCTTATTTTTTTATAATCGTCTAAAAGTTCTTTAGTATTTTTTACTATATTTTTTTTAGTAATTCTGTTATAAACAAACCAATTATGTTCTAAACCACAAAAAATTTCTCTACCATCAAGTAAAGTTAACTTATATATAGGTTTCTTACCTTGAGGATACTTCCCAATGATAGTAGTAAGTTTACCAGAGTCGTCATATATCTGTTGTCCTACTTTACAGTCTCCTATAGTTATTTCTTTATTGGCTGTGTAAAGTAAAGAAGAGTTTAATAATTCCTTCCCCCCCTGTCTTAAACCTACCTCTATATAACCTTTTAAACCATCAGGATGATTTCTACAAGCTTCTAAGGCTTCTGCTCTTATCCACTCATTATCTCTCAAAGAAGTAACAGTTTCAAAAGGAACAATATTACCAAACTCATCCTTAATATCATCAGTTATCCACCAATGATTAATATGCCAATATAACCATCCAGATATAAATATTCCATCTACATATACCCCACCAGTACATCTATCCTTTTCTTGCTTTATTAAAGCTTTTCTGGCTTCTGTACCTTTAGCAGGTATACTTTTTAAGTTCTTAAAAAATTCTGAATATTTTATATTTTCCATTATTCTTGCATTGATTCAGGGATGTCGTCTCCTCCTCTTGCTTCTTTTTTCTTATTTTCTTCAGCTACTTCTAGCCTTTTAATATTTTCTAACATAGCAGTAATATCTTTAGCTGTATCTCTTAAAGCTTTTTGTATTACTTCTTTAGTTTGAACTACTGCATAATAAGCTCCTCCTGTTTTAGTTTTCATAAGTTCTTTACGATCTTCAACTAAATGGTAAGGATTATCTTCTATATATTTTTTCCAGCTATCTACTTGTAGTCTACAAAACTCAAGATCATCACTTAGAAAATTATTTTTCTTTACTGCCATATATCTTCTTCGTCTTCTAGATTAACTTCAAAATCATCTTTCTTTTTTAATCCAAGTTTCTTACCGTCTTCAATTATTTTTTCTATCTCAGTATCTTCTGGTATATACATATTAGCTTTATATTTTTGCAAAGCTAATAAAAATTCTTTATTTTCAATACCCCAAATATTTCCATATTCTTCAGTAGCATCGGCTACATGCCTGAGTATATTTTGATTTGGAAAATCATGGTGTAGATCTTTAAAAATCTGTATAATATTATTAAATGTTTCCGCCTGTGCCTTGCTGTGTGCCATTTTCTATTATTTTATTCTGCATTAGGTTTATTTTATAATCTATAAGATCTTTATTAAGCTCTTCTGTTTCCATTAATTTTTGTGCTGTATCATCATCTGTTATAGATAACCATTTAGGTTCTTCATCTGGATAATGCGAAGAAGGATCTCCTAAAGGACAATGTGCTGATAATGCTCTGGTCTTAAGATACATATTACAACCACAATCTATACAGAAAGCATCAGGTCTTTTTGTAGTTATTAAACCTGAAGCTATAGCATTAGGAGAATAATAAGGACATTGTTTACAAATGTTAATTCTTTCTTCTGCTACTTTTTCTACTTCATCTTTAACAAATATAGAATTATTTATTCCTTCTAGTAAACCTTTAAGATCTATTTTCATAATTTAGAAGCATCTTTAAAACTATCAATGCTTTTAAAAGTATTATCATTTATAATATCTGTTCCTATTTCTTCTTCAGGAACTATAATTTCTTCTGATATTCTATGACCTTGTTTTTTTAACATAGCTTCTATGTCTGGAGTTAATTCTTGATAACCCTCCCAACATTTACCAATACTATTTTTATATTTCAACAAAGTATTATAACTATCTATAAAATTATTAAAAATAAAATCTATGTGTTCAGCGTTGCTGTCAAAATAAATAGTATAGTTTTTACCGAATACACTTAAAAGTTTATTTTGTTCTATTTCTATAGTAATTCTAATTTCATCATGTAATTGATTTCTTTCAATTACTTCCAAACTAGCTATGTGACTATCTTTTATAATCTTATTTATATTATTTATCATAGAATTTAATCCTTTATAGATAGCTCTTTTATTATAACAATTCATTTTATTTCTTTTTACTATTTAAATAATCTATATCTTGTTGAAGAGAGTTTATATATTTATCATTCTTTACAGAAGTTTCCTTAGCTTTAAAAAATTCTAATAATTGTTTTTTCTTTTCAAGATTCTTGTCAACTATATTAGGCTTAATTATTAATCTAAAGAGATCTGTTACTTCTATAGAAGTGCCTATTTTAAGGGCTTTATAAGTAGACTCCCATTGATATTGGTGTACTTTATTTACCAATTCTAAGGGTAAGCCTAGTTCATCAGCTACTTGTTTTACAACTCTGCTTCCAATGGTTTCTGATACAAACATTTAATACCAAATATAAATTTATCATTATTTATAAAATCCAAAGCTATTTGAGGATTTATTTTTATCTTACCATCAGTCTTAACTAGTAAACCCATTTTAGTAAGTTTACTAATCATATTATAAAGAGTTGCTTTACAACTATTAAATTTATCTATAAAGTCTTTTCTCGAATTCACAGAAGATATATTACCTACAATTGATATATGGGCTAACAACTCCAATTCCAATTTAGATACTTTTATATTATGAGAAACTGTTATAATAGAGAAATATAGATAAGCTATATCTCTTTTGTCTTTGTATTCCCTTTTAAAGGATCTATTATTTCTACCCATTTTTTCCATTATGTATTTATTAATTCAGCAAAGTTATGTCTTTTTAATTATAAAAAGAATAAAACTAATATTTAATTTAATTTTTTAAATTAGATTTATACCAGTCTATTTCTTTATAATACATTGAATTATCTTTTGCTGGTCTTAAAATACCAGTACCCATATCCAATGATTTTCTTAAATAAGCGTCTAGGTTATTCCTATTATCTGTAGCTGATCCAGACATTTTATATATACCAGGATCTCCCCAATTGTATACTAATGTACTTTCTCCATAAGGATTTACATATATTTTATGTTCAGATACTAAGGGATCTAACCATTGCTGATGATATTTTATAGAAACAGGGGCATATCCTTTCTCTACTAACCAAGAAGAATTAACAAATATAGAAGGTTCATATGTGTTTTCATTCCTTATAATCTTCATATTATCATTACTGTCTCTATATCTATAATAAGATAATTCTGGTTTATAAGCTAATTTAGGACCCCCATATAAACTTGGTAAAGTATAACCATCATAATATCCCTCTACTCCTTTAGATAGGTGGGTAGGTAAGAATATATCATCATCATCCCATGAAGTAACTACTTCTATATCAGGAAACTGGCCCATAGCTCTTTCCAAAGCTATACTATACTTTTCTCCCACAGAAGAATAAGAATCTTTATCTATATTTAAAATTTGAATAAACTTATTATCAACTTTTAAATACTTAGAATAATCTGGAAAAGATAAAGGTAAACCAGAATTACAAATAAACATTACAGCAGGACCATCATAATCTTGATCAAGGAAGCACCTTACAGACCTTTCCAGAGCCTTTACTCTTCCATGTGTACAACATAAAGCTAACACCTTTATTTTCTCCTGCATACTACCTTAATTGTCTTACGTAAAAATCCTTCATATCTTCTTGCTTCAAATTAAAATCCTTCTCTATCTTTTTTAATATCTGTTCAGATACTTTCTTCTTCCTACTACTTTCTGTAACAAACATTCTATTAATAAATTCTGGATCTGTATTTTCTTCTGTTGCTTTTGCCTTAACTAAAAATTCCCAAATATGCTGCATAATTATTTTTTATATATTCAAACACTATTTCTAAAAAAATATAACCCTATATATACTTTAGTTATATTATATCTTTCTCCAAATGCATTAGGAGTAGATAAACTCTCTTGTGAATGAAAACCTAGTGTAACATTATTATACTGCTTACCTAATAGTTGACAATAACACTTTGATAGTTTTCCTACTCCTAATATACTAAGCATTGGCAATCAAGTATTCATCTTGTAAATATTCTATAGAAGAATAGAACTCTTTGATGGTCATTATGGATAATGACCATACCTGAGCTATGGGACCATCTTTAGTTTCAACCTGCATCCATAATCTAGAGTCATTACTAAAATCTACAAAACCAAAGGTTAATCCTTCTTTACCAAACCCACAATCCTCTAATATAGAAGTTATTATTTCTTTAATATTATACATCTTAATTAATTTAAAGTTTCTTGAACCTTAGTTTCTCCTACTGGTTTTGTTTCCTTAATAACTATATTAAGTTCTTTAAACACCAGATACAAAACATTGTCCACTGTAATATCAGCTTCAAAAGTATTAGGAAAAGTATATACTACATCCCCAGGCTCAAAAGGAACTTTCTTACCATCCTTACCAGGACCTACCTTAACTATAATACACTTTGATAACTTAACTGATTCTATCTCTTGTTTACTTTTCTTATCAAGACTAATAAGTTTTTCATACTCGTCATTAATAGGTTCTACCAAAACTCTATCTAAAGTAACCTCAAGATTAAGAGCTTTTCTAGGACCAGAAGCCTCTCTCTTTACGGTTTTGGATGCTTCTATTATTTTATAAATAACAAAGTTCCTATTATCCAGAGGATTAATATCACTATCTCCTTTAAGAGTAAGGGTATATTTATTACCCTTCTGATTTGACACAATCCAATGTTTAGTGAAAGGAGCATCTTCTGCTACAGTATCTCCATCTACAAATAATTGATTTTCAAATTCAACATCCATAGTTTTCTTATCGTACCTGTAAACCTGTATTAATTTACTTTTTATATTCATATTGTTTTTGTTTAGAAAGCAAAGATAGTTATATATGCAGCTCTTTCCTAATTTATTTTGTTAAATAATTTATAATAAACTTTTAAGTTTTTTGCCTTATTATATTCTTATACTAATACCTTACTTCTTTAGAATAATAATAATTAATTAAAAATAACTTCCCGTACTTAACAGTACAAAAATACGAAAAAAGTTTTAGACTAACAAATATTTGATTTTGCAAAGTTTAAAACTTTAACACATAAAAGAAATCCTAACAGATATATCCTCTCCTATAGAAGAAGAAAACTATATCTGTTAGGATAATAAATTGGGTATCTAACTAGAATCGAACTAGCATCAAGGGATTCACAGTCCCCTACTCTGACCATTGAGCTATAGACACCATATAAAGAGTAGTCCTACCTGGATTTGAACCAAGACTAGCAGGGTCAAAGTCTGCTGTGCTACCATTATACTATAGGACTAATTGTTGCGGGAATACAGGTGTCTGAACCCTGATCTAACGATTAACAGTCGTTTGCTTAACCACTAAAGCTTTATTCCCAAATGCGGGCTATACGGGACTCAAACCCGTTCCTCTGTATAGACAGTACAGAAGCTTAATCCATCGCCTAATAGCCCATAACACCTTTCTACGCTGTCCTTTTTTATCAGGACCCTATGTAAGATAAACAGTCTCTCTTCGTCTAAGTGGTGGGAATCGAGCCCACGAACACTCCCTTCCAGGGGGAGCAAGTATAGCCTCTGCATAACACCTAGATATTTAATGTGCCCTAGATAGGAGTCAAACCTACAAGCCTCTGATTCTAAGTTCCCGTCACTGGGGCATTTTGCACAGGCTTTAGGACTCGAACCTAAATGAACGGTTTTGGAGACCGTCATACTACCATTGTATGAAACCTGTATATAACAAAAAACCCTTACAAAATTGTAAGGGCTATTATCTTTCATATTATTATATGACATATAATCAACCCTTATCATCAGTATTTTGATGATTCCAGCTAGGTTGATTATTAAGTATCATTGTTATCTTTTTCATATAATAAATTTTGTTACGAGAGAGGGATTTGAACCCCCGACCTTTGGGTTATGAGCCCAACGAGCTACCTGACTGCTACCATCTCGTGATATTGTAATGCAAATGTACAACGTCATTTTCAACTTTCCAAATGTTTTAATATATATTTGTTTGTTTAATTTGGTAATATTATTTTACTATACTTAAATCTTCTTTTGTAGATTGCCTTATTTCTACTAAATAATACCCCATACTATTACACTTAACAGGACATTTCTTTATTTGTTCCATTTTAGAAATCATTTTTGAAGAACCTTCTAAAGGATGAGACATTACTAATATGTTTTCTTTAGTATCTAAAAGATCTTTTTTAAAAACTGCTGTGATCATTATTATATTTTAATTATTTTTAACTTATCCATTATTACTATTTTTACTCCATAACAACTTCACTAAAATAGGTTCATACATATCTCTAGCACTTTTCTTTTCCATCTCATAAACTTCAATAGAAGGATACCAGATGTTATATGCGCTATCCTTAAGTTTATAAATATCCTGTTCAGGTATATAAACAAGATCAGGATGTTCTTTATTGTCCATTTCCTATATTTATTATTGTTGGGTAATTTACTCCTTCTGGTAAATACCATGTATATCTACCATTTTCATTTGGTCCCATAGTTTCTACTTTCTCCCCTAGAGACTTGAGATAAGGCATACCTTCTAATCTACTTATATTTACTGATCCTGGAATAGGCATTTTACTAAAGAGATCCTCAAATACTTTTCTGATTGATTTGCTAGAAAACCTTTTCTTTTTTCCAAAATAAACTTTACTTCTATTTGTCATATTGCAAATATACACTATTATATGTTAAGACAAAGTTATAGTTCTTTTTCTTCTTTTTGGTTTATAACCAATATAATCAAACAAAGGGTTATATTGTTCTTGTCTCATAAAGAGATAACCTTTAATACTTCTCATCCTATTATATTCTTTTATAGCTTCCCCTTTAACCCATTTCCAATAATTGAAACATTTATATATTTGTTTCTCTTTTATATCAAGATCCTTGATTGCTTGTGGTACATTATCGTATCTACCAATATGACCATTATTTGTATTAATACAGATAATGGGGTAATTCTTTTTGATCCTTTCTTTCTTTATAATAGGTTCTTTAGTTTTGTTTCTTTCCTTTATTGGTTGTAGCCACTTTTCTTTTTCATCTGGTATATTTATATTAAAACCTTTCTCAGGATTTATTGAATCATAAAATCTTATCCAGTAAGATTCCCTTTCTTCAAACTGCTCTACAATACACTCCTCTAGAATAGCATGAGAGAAGCATTCCTTTCCATACAGATCCCAAGCAGCCTGTATATGAGGATTAATTCCTTTACCCTGTTTCATATGAGACCAATGGTCCCATACCCTATGTATTATATTCTTTGAGGAACCTATATAAACCTTATTGTTTTTACCACAGTGGATGATATATATTCCACATTTTTTCTCCATTTTATTATAATAATCTTTCATAAAAATTTTTATTTTTAAATTTTTTCTAAGACAAAGATACTATAAAATTTTTTATTTTCCAAATAAAGATAGAGAGTATTTAATTCTAAAAATTAATTTATGTCAGTTAAACACCAAAGGAGTCCCCTCTCTCACTCCCTACCTTGAATGGAGAGTGTGGGTACCCCTGTGGGTTGCCTATATGAATGTATATTTATTTTTAACAATTAAAATTTCATTTTATGATTTTATTGAACAAAGTTAACAAGGCTGACAGCAGCATGGCATGGACTGGTGCTAACTTCTCAATCACTAAGAAAGACGAACAGCTCTTCATTGAGGCTGGTGTACTGCGTGTGGCTGGTAACAGAGCGAGCATCGTAGGCAATCCTATGACTACACCTAACTTCTCCAAGGACGAGAAGGGTGAGTACACCATACCTGCTGGTAACAGGCTGATAGGTGTTGACGGTGTTGTTGCAGACAAGATTGCAATGATCCAGGCTGAGAGTGCTGCTAAGTCTGCACAGATCAAGGACATGGCTAACAACCCTGAACTTGCCAAGTTGTTTCTTGCTTAATTAAAGGGGTTAATCCCCTTTATACTAAAGTAATAACAATCAGCCAAATATATTTGTTTACTTAATTAATACCTTTAATCTATGGGAGGTTGGTAGTCAAGCCTCAAGATCTGTTGATCTTACTCATGTAAGTAGTCTCCTCCTATAGATAAAGTTATGATTGAGAGTTAGTAGAACTAACGACCTTATTGAGAAGTAATTTGTTATGTATGCTAACATTGATTACCAATAGTTTATGTATTATTCATTTAATACTATCTATAGTAATCAGTGTTAGTTATACATATAATGGTATATTCTTTCTACTTGTTTCTTAAAATCTTTAACAGAGTAAGACCATTTCATTGTGTTACAATGACAACAACAAGGTGTACAATTTTCTATAGTATAGCCTTGTTTACTATCTATTCTATCAATAGTTGAGGCTTCAGAACCACAGTAAGAACAAGTTCCTGATATTAATTTAAAGAACTCTTCTATAGATAGTTTAAATTCTAAGCCTTTCTTATTAGCTCTTGCTATATAAGCTTTATACTTAGGAGGAAGATTTTGTTTATATTTAAGTCTATGCTTACCTTTATCCTTTCTTTCTTCTTTATCTTTTAATATTTGTTTCTTATTATCTTCCCTTATCTTATTTATAAAAGATTTCTCTGCTTTTATTTCTTTAGATCTAGTATATAATCTATAATACTTCTTATATTCTTCATCAGTAAGAGATAAGAAATCTACATCTGGATTATTAATCTCTATATATTCTTTTATATTCATATAAACAAAAGTAATTAATTTAGTTCAAACAACCAAATTATTATACATATATTTGTTTATATAATATTCAATCATGATTATTCAACTACTCATGTAGTTTTTAATATATTATTCTTTAATACCTAATTAATGTATGACATTTTGTCATGACATAATAACATAAGACTGCCATTATGTCTTAATAACTGACAAGTTGTCATGTTTTTTATTTAAAATGGTGTAAATGAGAGGGTGATGTTAGAAAAGCTAACGGTGTTAGTTTTGTTTCACACTGTTTTTAATACTAATACTGTCACTTTTTATATCATTACTAACTTAAATACATAAATATGACACAAAAAGAATATAAAAGACTTTTTGATAAACATAGGATAGTTACTATATCTAGTGGTACTGCTAAGACAAGAAGAAATGATACATCTCTTCCTATATTTAGTGAATACATACTATTGTTTAATAGTAGAGAATTTGATAATTATGTTAAATTCTTTGGTAATTCTTGTGATCGTTATGTACGAAATATAATATTTACATTTAATTAAATTATTATACTATGAATATTATATTATTGTTCATCAGCCATTAGGGCTATAATCAGGAAGTTGCCAGTTAGATCCTTAAACTGGAATGTTTTATCTCTTATAGTTTGCGGCATTCCTTTAATGGTTTTAGGATGTGAGACCCAAAAGTAAATCTCTAACCAAAAGGGTTTAATAGAGAGCAGCACCTAGAAAGACTGCTCTCATTTTTTATTATCATTTATTGAGTGCATGTACATGGTTATATACCAGGTATAGGTCAATAGTTATATACTATTGGTTCAGGTCAGCCTTTATGGTTAGATGCTAAAACTCATTAAAATTATTTTTTATGTATATACTAATTGATATAGATAGTAATTTAGAGTTACGTCTTAGTTATTGTTTAACTGAAGAAGAATATAATCT